TGTAGGCTATATCACGCAATGACCTTGATACTCTTATAGCATTGTTATCTCTGAGATACCTTCTGCACTCACCTATGATCATAGGAACTGCATTATGTAGGTGCTAAAAGTTCTTTAACTGAATTTCTATATCGTCCTTGCCTACAATTACCTTATCAATTATAGTTTTGAGTATAGAGTTTTTTTGAGACTTGCTGATACCATCCCAGATGTCGGCAAGTTTTTTTATATTCTCATAGACAAATTCTTTTTTCTGCTCATGCTGACCATTTTTTCTTTCAGTTGAAATCTTTTCGGTAGTCTCTCTGATCTCAGTCTCCAAAGTCTTAATCATATCCAAAACCATGTCGTTTCCCTCTGCATACAGGGTGTATAGCCGTTTTAGCTTTGATTTTTGTTTTTCAAGCTGGTTAGTCAGTATTTGCAACTTTGTTTCTTTTGCCTTTGGCTTGTATTGTGATAGATTTATTGAGATGCCAAGTATCTCATGCTCAAATGCTATTTCAATATCGCTTGCCCATGCTCCGGGGTTGTCGCAATCTGTATTGTAGTTTGGCAAGTAGTCCAAGTATTTGTCGTGTGAGCAACAATATATCTTATGAATCCCCATGCCAGTTATCTTCTGGTATCGCATCTTGCAACCACAGGTTTTGCAATAACACAAACCTGTAAGCAAATGTGGCTCGGTAAAACTGTATACATGTTGTTTACGTCTACTTTTTCTCAACTCCTGAGCAAGATAAAATTTGTCACGCTCAAATATCGGCTCATGCAATCCTTTATATGTGCCGCCCTTGTATGGGATATAACCTATATTAACAACCCCTGTGAGGATATTTCTCACAACAAATTCGCTCTTATAGCCAAGTAGTCTCTGAATTTTTACGTCGGACATACCGCCAATAAACAAATCCATAGCTCTATTAGCCTGTTCGGCACGTTCAGGAATCGGTACAAGATAGCCAAGGTTTTTATCATATCGGTAACAGTATGGTGTATTGCCACCGCCCATCCAGTAGCCATTTTTAACTCTCTCCAGCATACCGCCGCGCATTCTCAGCAGCATTGTGTTTCTATCGTATTCGGCAACTGCCGCCATAATATGTGTTTGAAACTTGTCTTGTGGTGTTTCATACCTGGCAAAATCGTGTACGCTATTAACTCTGACACCTTTCGGTGTAAAGAGTTTTTCGATCATGTATAATGCATCTACAGAATCCCTTGCTAGTCTGTCCAGCTTATATACTACTATGTCGTTTATTTTTGATATATCCGATATAAGCCGTTGCAGTTCAACACGCTTGGTCATGTCCATCCCAGATAGTCCAGCATCAATATACCAATCAGTGATTAGCATTTCATTTTTCTTACAATATTCTTCGATATCTCTTTTTTGACTTTCAAGGCCGTAGCCCTCTTCAACCTGTCTTTCTGTTGACACTCTTATATATGCCACACATTCCATTTCTATTATCCTCCTACGTAAAATGTGCCGCATATACACTACATTCTACGGCACATTCTACTTGTCATTTATTTACTTGTCAACCAATCATGCTAGCTATTGTTCTCACCACATCATCAGACAGAACAATATCAGCAATATTCACTTTCTTACCGTTTTGTGTAACCACAACATTCATCTGCTTTTCCTCCGATACTCCGCCTTTGCCTTTAAACTTCTGTCTATCAGATACTTGTCAACCGCTCGGCTCTTCGACCTCTCGTTAAACACTTTGCTGTTCCATTCATCGTACACTTTTTTCCACGTTAGGTACCGCTCACAGTTTGAATGACAACCAACATATCTATCGGGGCAGTCTTTACACGGATTGTCTTTCTTCGTTGTCATTAGCCGCTCGCCTCCTTTGGCTTATCTGATACTGTCGCCTGTTATATGCACTCCTGTCTACCTTTGCCGAGTTGATAAGATTGAGCTGGTAGTGGTGCTCACATAACTTATACCCATCCTTAACAGGATTATTGCAAAATCGACATATACCCTTTTCGTATCTTTCTTGTGCATTCAACCTTTTCTCGGCTCTCTTTCTTCGGTGATAAGCATTAGTTTTTTCAGCGCAATACACGCATGTGTGTGCACCATCTTTAGCCGGTCGTTTTCCGCACCTAGTACAAAGGCCTTTTTCAACCCTTTCGGCATATTTGGTTTTCGCCCATTCCGCATGTTGTTTGTTGGTGTTTTCTCTGTCTGACTCCCTTTTTCTTAGCTTCCACTCAGATTCTCGTGCGCGACACTCAGGGCAGTGCCTTTCAGTCCCCATTAATTTATTTATTCGGCATGTAGGGCATATTCCATTATCGGCATACCAGTGTTTTTGTTGTATGGAGTCCTCGGTGTGTGCCTTGCAACATTTAACACAGTAAGCACCTATCCTGTCCAGCGGTTTTCCACATTCGACACATAATCCAGCAGCTTTACGGCGGCGGTACTGTTTTGTTGATGCTCCCATAGTCACTACTCTCTATTCAGTTTATAGTTTTTATCTTGAGTAATCTCAGGCAGATTAGCCTGTTTATCTTGAAGTAATTTAGAATTATTATTGACTTTATCAATCATCTGTCGTATCTCTGACGGCATTCTGTCTATCTCTCTCTGTCGTGCTATCTCTGTTCGATAGCACCGCATGAAGTTGCTGCTCACGACATTCTCATTAAACTCCGTGTCTTGCGCCCACATTCTCAGCTGTGACGGTGAGCCCACGGCTCTCTGACATGCCGGCGGCAACTCGTTAAATCTTGCTGTTGCATTGTAGCCACTATCCGATATTGCCTTGCGGACCAGTGACCACGCTTCGGCATCGGTCATTTGCCGAGGAGTAGTTATTGACTTTATTTTGTCTATAACCTGTCCTATCGCCGGGGCAAAACCACTGGTGTCCGTTAATATGTAAGCCTTGATTGCCATGTCAACCTCTGAGTAAGAATAATCAGACAACATATCCGTCCAAACAGATACAGTAAAGTCAATGTTAATCGGCTTATAGTTCGGATATGCAACCATCAACACCGCTATTATCTTACGTGTTTCTTTATCGGTCGTAATCATCACCGCCTATCAGTTCAAATCTGTACTTCTGCTTTGAATTTGGATATTTATTTCTATCGACTTCGCTCATAAACATTCCAAGTGGTCTATTCCAGATAGTACCCTCATATTCGTATACAACCGATACTTCTTCGGTTTCTGTGTGCCTTGATATTCCTATAACCGTTACAACCTTTCCTATCTTAAAATGCCTGTACTTCTGCCCTGCTACTGGTAGCGGCCTATCAAAATCGTAATTAGACTCTTTCTTAAAATGCCTTGTCAGTAATGCAAGGTCACAATTTTCTTCCAGCTCTCCATCATTTGAAAAATCTTCGCTTTCCTCAATATGTAACTGCTGAAACTTGCATATGGTGCTTTCACCTAATATGATTTCAGTCAATGCGCCTTTGAATCCCTCTGCATCGTATTGGTTAATGTCTCCATCAACAAAATACCCGCTAAATCTAAATATTTTTGCCATCTTCATCTCTCCTTATTTGCTCCATGAGCCTATCAAACTGATCATTAGCACTCTGCCGTGACTTTGGTGGTTGAACTTTTTTTATTCTGTCCCAGGTTATCCCTTGATAGCCATTTCCGATACTTTCGTCAATTATCGCTATGACAGCTTGCTCTCCATACTCATCAGCCTTGGCCTTAATAGTCTTAACCAAGGTTCTCAATCCGCTCTCTTTGTATGTAAATCTCCGTTCTTTTTTATATTTAAGCCATGTATTGATACTATCTAATAAATAATTAGATATATTAAACTCTGTAATTAATTCATCTAGTATATTATTATTTATATTAATATTCTTAGATGTATTAACTATATCTCTTTTATTATTAATATATATATTATTAATATCAGTATCAGATACAGATGCTTGTATGGGGTATGTATACCCCATAATAGGGGTATCACTTCTTATGCAGCTTACAACATCCAAAACATATTTTTTAAACACTTCCGACTTAATATGTTTTGCAACATTTTCAACCCCAGTAAGCGTTTTCTCGGACTTACTCCAGTTGTATTTATACCAATTCAGAATCAATATCTCCTTGGTATTCTTATCGAATTTAATAATCTTGTGAACGTTTTCAAAGCGCTCAAGCAACCTTATTATGGTGTCTTTATTGTATCCGGTATTTCTAGTCATCTGAGAATAGCTAATCTCATAACAACCACAAATATTAGTCTGAGGGTTCGTCAGCAAATAAATATAAAAATACTTATCCTCTGGTGTAAAATCATCCTCAACCTTATTGTCCGTCCAAAATGATAAATGCACACTCCTGTATACCGCCATCAAACCTCACTCCTTATATGATTTTAGTCCTCATCTTTTGTAATGTCTTTTTTAGAAATTTTGTTTGCACTGAACACTGTATTTATCATTCATTGCGCCAAAGCAGAAACTTAGCAAGATTCATAACGCCTCCTTTATCATATTTACCGCATTTTCCCAGGCATGAATGAAACTTAATGCCCAAAGAACAGTGCCATCCTTAGATTTTAAATCATTAGCCATAGCACAGGCTCTTTCCCATTCAGGATCAAGTTTTGCCTCTGCCGTTGCCCTAATTCTTTTTGCCAAAATAGTCTCCTTTCACAATAGACAAACATTTTCTAAATAGCTTGTATGAACTAGAAATATCAACTACAAGAGGATTCACCAGTTCCATTTCTGCTGCTATCTGTTGCCTAGTTTTATACTCTATGTCTTTTGACGTTTGTGGCTCACACTCCCATATGTCACATTGTCCACTGGTATGATGTAAGCACTTATCACACGATCTATCATTCTGCATAATTATTCACCACACTTCTATTGTATATTCAAGTTCTTAAACATAGCGCACATAACATCTACCACAATCGAGTTGCCGAATTGCTTATATAGTTGTGTATTGCTGTTTACTGCTGCCATTTTGTCAATATCTTCATCAGATACACCCATAAGCCGTCCACACTCTCTCGGTGTTAGCTTTCTGATACGATATTGTGTAGCAATATGGCTATTCGCATATCCGTGTGTTCCGGCTACAAGATTGGCCGATATGCCGTTGTCAGAAATAACTGTACCGCATTGGGAACCATTGCTTGATATTTGACCGACTTTTTCAATTCTAACAACTTCTTGGTTTTGTGCGGTTAATGTAGGGCAAGTATTGCCTTTGTCTTGTACCCTACCTCTTCTTGTTTTGCTGTTAGGATAGCTTGCGTCAAAGCAACCGCCTATTTCGCATTCAATAGAGCCGTCATTTGTAGCCTGTCTGATTTTTACATTTTCAAGCAATAAATTATCTTTTTGCACACTCGTTAAGCAATTACTTGTGCCTTGCATATTCACCTCTAATCTCTGTTCTGTTGGACTTCCTACAGTTCTATCTAACGGATTATCGGGATTCCTGCCACGCATAGCAACTATCTGTCTTTCGCACACTTTAATCTGTTGCGTACCGCCACCCTCAACCGTTGTAATGTTGGGACAAAGTGCATTTTCGTCATATACTGTGTTTGACTGGTGCTTGCCTGTGCCGTTATCCATAAATCCCAACTGTTTTGTTTCAAGAATTTTTGGCTCGTGATTACCACCTTGCATTGTACTCAATGTTGGACTGCACCCCCCACATCATAAATTCTTTAACCTCATTCATTAAAACAACTCCTAAATCGTGTTTTTCCGCTTTGACACATTGGGAAACACCCCCCCCCGATAATGCCTTTCTGAAAATTGTCTGAAACTTCTGTGTATATACTGCCTATTATTTCCATTCAATTACTCCATTTCCATTCTGTTTGTTGCCGTAACCCTTATAATCTCTAGCCATAAGAGTGCAAGCAACATCAGTTTTTCTGTCTATTCTTATATTGTTCAATAACACAGTTTCCATCCGATCGTAAGTTGCTAATTCCAGCGTCATATCTCGCCTTGATACAGTTTGCAACTTCTCTTCTTCCTGGTTCACAGATTGTTCCGTCAACACAAGTCTGCTCTGCTCTGCTCTGCTCTGCTCTGCTCTGCTCTGCTCTGCTAGGGATTGTATCTGGTAATGTTCCATTGTCAATAAGTGTCTGAATAAGTTTCTGTGCTTTTTCGTTGTTGAGGTAATACTTTTCATCTACATTATCCTCTAAGCAGTCTTTCAGATGTTTAGTGAGCGGTGTAGGCTCAGGGAAATGATAATTGTATTCTCCTAAAAATGAGAACATGAAACATCTTTCTCTATTCTGCGCTATGCCGTAGTTTTTAGCATTTAGGTCTTGCCAGTAGTTCACATATCCCAAACTTTCAAGAAAATCCAACCACTTTCTAAAATCAGGCATATTGTCCTGACTATGAACTTGCGGCACATTCTCCATAAACAGGATTTGTGGCAGTTCTCCGTTATTATCTCTGATTTCAGTTAATATTCTTTCCACTTCCCACAGCAAACCACTTCTTGTACCGCTACCTTTACTCATTCCCTTTTGCTTTCCAGCAACCGACAAATCAGTACAAGGAAACGAGTAAGTAAGTAAGTAAGTAAATGTTTTAGTGTCCGTAATGGCTAAATCCACAGCATGAACCTGTGTTATATCCATGGTTTGAAAATTTGTACCGTGTACTGCGTTGTAGCTTGCAACTGCGTATTTATCAAATTCAACAACCCTGTAATGCTCAAATTTCGCACCTATCCGCTTTAATGCCATAGCTTGACTGCCATAACCGGCAAATAACTCTATGAGTCTGATAGGCTTAGTAATGCTGATAGGTTCTCGCAAGTAGTCAAAAATATTCATTTGTGACATTTTTATCACCAAAGGACACCTAGGTTTTATGTGCGCACGACCTGTCCTTTCTGATAAATTTTAAATTGTTGTTATTGTCTTTCTCGCTATGATCTCGTCAACTGTAACATTTAGCAAATCGGCTAAGATTATCAAGTTGTCTATAGTCGGCATACATTTGCCGTTCTGCCACTTGTAAATTGCATTAAGATTTGTAAATCCAAACACCTTATTCAAGTCAACGACTGATAATCCAGCTCGCTTTCTCAGACGTAGGATATTTTCACCTGTGGCCGTCATATCTACTGTCGGAATTGTCATTCCCATATGCTCCTTTCCTTAGATGTCATAGCCTTATATAGCCGTGTTGCGGCATTTCCTGTGACAACCTTTACTACTCGTGGCGTAGACAATAATGGACTGCTATCTACGTCATACACAACCAACGTGTTTGTGCCGTCCTGACTAACTTCGTAAGAAAAATAATATCCGCTCATTCGCTTTTGCCCTCTTTCAATAATTCCTTAAACTTCTCAAACTGTCTCTGTGACACCCATTCCCAGTGCAATTTCCCTGCACTTTTATATGTGCCACAGCAATTTGCCCTTATATTTCTAGCATATACATTTGTGTTCCTTTGTGCGTCATTGCTATTAGCATATATAATTCCAGTCTCCTTGCATCTTACAGGCTTTTGATTATGCGTATTATTTGTTCTTGTCTTTGACATATTGGATAAACAATTCCCATAATTTACGTTATATTTGTTGTTACACCATTCAAGATTCCATACGCAATTATTTGTCTTTTCTTCGTCAATGTGATTAACCTGTGGTAGATTGTTCGGGTTCTGAATAAATGCCTTTGCTACAAGTCTGTGGATTAAAAAACTTTGCTGTTTATTTTGTTTTGTTAAGCATATACCCAAATATCCTTTTTTCCTTTTTGACGGTTTCATAATTTTCCCTTTGTAGAATGAAACCTTATTGTTTCCAAAATTGCTTGTGTTATAAATATACCTGTCAACACTTCTAACCCTTCCGAAATTTGAAATCTGATAATACCCTTCATAGTTTTCAATATCTTTCCAAGTTTCATTCATTAGTATCACCGCCTTTGTAGAAATTAAGAAATTTGTCGAATTTGTCAATTGCCTTTTGTTGGTTTTTGCTCGGCTTATCCGACTTAGTTTTGTAATCAAGGTGCAATTCGAACAAATGAGAGACTTCTCGTGAAGCATTTTTATAACCCTGTTTCAATCCATCTCTATAAGTTTTAGAAGCCTTAAATTCGTTTATCTTCTCCTTGCCCTCACCTTGACCGCCAGCCGTCTTGTTGTAACGGCACTGGTAGCCTTTCTTCGTGTACTGCAATATCCAATACTGCTCCATCTGATCTAGTTCAGTTTTAGGGTAGTGGATAAAATTAATCTGCCATCCATAGGGGTTATCCGCATTGTAAAACCCTCGTTTCTTCAATGATAGGTCTATGTGCTGATACCCGGTAAGGTGGCTGCACATCCGCTGCAAGATTTTCACAGCTTGGCCTATGTAAAAGTAAGATATGCCATCCTCATCCGTCCGGGTTAGAAAGTATATACCACTCTTGTCATCAAGGTTTGGATTAACTTTCAAAAGCCTTTCACGGTTGGATTTTTCTATAGCATATATTTTTTTGTAATTTAGCTTACTCGTTCTTTCCACCTCTCTTCACTATCTCGATTGCCTTTTGAATCGCACAATCTATGCAACCGACATCATCAGACTTGTTACATCCACCTTTTGACACTCTGCAAAAATAAAGACGTTTTGGACATATTATTTCATCCAATTCTTCCACGACCTTATCCACATCATAAGATGTTGGGTATTTATCCAGTAATAGTAATACTGTATTTGTATTCAACAAAGTTCCGTTACTCAAAGTAACTGATTCCAAATCCTTTTTAAGCTTATCCGCATCAATTAGTCTCATCGTTCACCCTCCTGTTCCATTCGACAATTACCTCGCTCAGTTTATGCCCTTTTGGGTAAGATTCTGCCGGTACAGGGCAATCCGGATTGTTGCACTTTACCATATACATCGCCCCACCGCTTGACCAGTGTTCGATTATAGGTTTTCTACCACAGAGTGGGCACGGTTTAATCATTCTTCATCACTCCAATCTAACCTACAACCGCACTTGCTACAGTAATTTGGCGCATTGTTGTTATTCATTATTCCTACATCATGACTAACTTTGATTATGTTCCCACATTCACAATGGAATACCGAAAGAGTATCACTAAGATTATGATTAAATATGGGTTTCTTCGGAATTTGCTTTTCAAGCGCCTTAATCGCAATGAGGTTTTCCTCATGCTCTAATACCTTGTTACCATAACACGTTGTTCTATATGCCCTACGCCTTAACTCTGTTATAGCCTCACTCTCTGTCATTCTCCTACCTCCTTGTTAATATCTCCTATTCCACATCTTTATTACCTCAAGTCTTTTATCCGAGACTAATAATGCGTCCTTATCGCCATAGTTCTGAGGGACAAGCATAAGGTCGCCAAACTCGTCAATATTATAATATGAGCGACCTGTTGACTTTCTGCTTGTTCCACAGTTCACACATTCGACCGCCCACGCTATCTCTAATTCGTGAAATGGGGCAGTTCCAATACTGTCCATGTTTTTATAAATTTCATACGTTAATTTTGGCGGTTTCCCGCAAAACGGACAGCATTTCAAGTCTAGTTTTTTGTATTTCTTCTCAGCGGCTCTTCTTCTCATGTCCTCTATACAGTCCTGTTCTGTCATGTTATTCCTCACTTTCTAATAACTCTTTATTGTCAAAAATGTTGCCGATAACTCCTATACCGTCTTGATAATCGTAAATATACTCTTCTTCAAATCTTCCATCTTCAAGTAATACATTAAAATAAAAACCTGCTTCACTTTCATTCCAACCAATGCATCCGCAGCATTTTTCAGTAAGGCAATTTACAACATCATTCTCCCAAATCAGATTGCCGTTCTTGTCTTTCAAGCCTGTGCATTGGCAGATTGTGGATTTATCAACTTCGCAGAAACATGAACCAGAAATAGTCCAATCATCACAAGCAGTACCTGTGTATTTCTCAATAACAAGCCCACCTATAAATATTTTCCCATTTTCAAATCCATCATCAAACAGGTAGCCTTGCACCCATTCTCCGTTGTCAATTCGTTTTGCTTTAAATAAATATCTATCTTTCATCTTCATACATATACACTCCATCCTCTTGATATATTTTTATATTGTAGTTTTCTTCACATTCCAAATCGCAATTAGTATGGAAATCGCAAGCGGTACAGCTTATGAAACCACATTCCATAGGGGATACATTACTATTTCTGGATTTTTTGGCTAATTTACCATTTAATTTGATTTGATAATCTTTAGTGAATTGCATTAACACAGAATATTCTAATCTTCCGCCACATATAGGGCATTTATTTAATATCTCAGCCATCTATTCCACCTACCTTTACAATTTACAATCTTAACTACATCATCAATAATCTTATCTGCAACGATTAATCTCATAGTTTGTCCTCCTATTCCGCTTCTGATTGAAGCCATTCAGATAAACATTTCTTGCACATTCCAACATTCATATCCTCATAAGGACATTTATCTATACGCATATATTTAAGACAGCTGCTAAACAATGTATCCATTAATTCTTCGTCTGACATATTCCTTATCCTGTCGGCATTGGTCTTTGGCTTACTTTCCATTATGAATTTATGTATCAAAGCATAGTCTTTATCCATGATTGATAAATGTTCTTTGCTGTCGCCTTTTTGATATATGATTACTGTATCTTTACCCTTTTTTGCTTTTAAAATTTCATATGGGTTTTTAGATGTTGGCAAAATCATATATCCCTGTTCTTCAAGCCAGCTTTCAAAATCTTTCAATTTGTTCATGTGTAATAATGCTCTAATCGCCATTGTTCTCCACCTCCTACCAATCAATCTTCTGCCCACAGTTCGGACAGTAATACACAAGCTCATTACACAAATTGCCCCCACATTGCTGGCAAGAATACCCTACTGGAACCCATTGGCCATTATACTCTTCTGTAACCAGCGGTTTCTGTCCTATCTGCTTATTAACACACACTTTAAATCCATTCCTTTTCTTGCGCTCATTTGCTATCACTCCTACTTAAATGGTAAATCATCCTCTATGCCCTCTGGTATGCTCATAAAGTCGTTTCCCGAGCTTGGCTGATTGCTCGCGTTTGCCATATTGGACTGCTGACTATTGCTGTTATTCGCATTCTTACTCTCGCAAAATTCCTGTTCCTCAACAACAACATCAGTCGTATAGACTTTATTGCCATCCTTGTTGGTGTAACTACCAGTCTGGATTCTACCAGTTATGGCAATCTTAGTGCCCTGTTTAAGGTACTTCTCTGTAAACTCAGCGCTCTTGCCAAATGCAATGCAGTTGATAAAATCCGCTGTCTGCCCATCGCCCTGTTTCTTAAATTTACGATCTACAGCCAATGTATATCTAGCTATACACATCTGATCGCCATTCTGTGAATATCGGATTTCTGGATCACAGGTAAGTCTACCCATCAAAATTACTTTGTTCATACTATTTCTCTCCATTCTGTCTAATTGTAAAGGTTATCCCAACCTCTTTCTGTAATGTATCTATATAGTCCTGCCACTTCACATCTTCGTCAGCAAGGCAAGAAGTTTTAAGCATAAAGCGCTCAATGAATCTACATAATCTATCATGGCCAAACCCAAATTCATCGTGCAATGTTGCACATGATAACAAAACCACTGTATCGATCGTGTTCCATTTGACTTTCTGCTCATATTCACGCATCTTTGACGTTGGAATTTCAAGTGGGACAAAACATGCTCTACGTTTGGCCAGTTCCTTTTCTGCTTCCTCTATGCCCTCACGCTTGATAATTTCTAACAACCAAGCTGCACCGGACATTCTATATTCATGTACTTTATCATTTGCTTTCGCCATATCTTTTGTACTCCTTTCTGCTTAAAATGGGCATTCATCCTTTGCTCTCAACTGCCATTCTGCTCCGGCTCTTGCAACGTCCACATTTGCGTTTTTAGCCACTTCACATATCTCAGCAACCATTCTGCCGGCATTGCTTGTATCAATACCCAAATGGCACAATATGACGTTCTGTAAGCTATCTGTAGCATTCACCTTAACAAATTCCTTGCAAGTAGCTAATTCACAGTGACCAAGTATCTTATGAGTGTAATTTGGAGCATCAGTATCGACCATATCTTTGATGTAATTACATTCGATTAGCATATGGTCGATATTTTGCTTTTTAAAAGTAACCGGGCAATACTCAAAATCCGTCATGTACAATATTTTTTGCCCATCAACCTTGATCAAAAATCCGCAATTGAAAGTGCCGTTGTGTGGGAGAGAAAAACAACGAATTGTAAACTCTCCCATTTTTACAGCCTTACTAACAGATTCAAATGGTTTCCACACTGGTATACCCAGTTTTTTCAAATCAACTGCTGCCCTGATGTGGTCTCCATGAGCATGACTTACAATGGCACCAGCGACATCTTTAATGTTGTAATCAAGGCCTCTTTGTATCTCTTTGATTGACACTCCGCAATCAAGAATAAGTGTTTGGTTGCTTATATTTGTGAGTAAGTAACAATTACCTATGCTACCAGTAGAAATGCATTTAAGCTTCATTACTTAATTTCTCCAATTTTTCTAATGGGCATTTTTCATGTCTTTTGCCATCTCTAAATTCAAAAGACACATCTGCGCATTTGATCTGTTTTAATTCCATAAGTTTACATTTAAAATCTAGAGAACATGGTCCAATATACCATGCCTTGCACTCCCGGCAGCTGCCAGGCATTTTATCCAAATATATTTCACACTTTGCCTTCATAAAAAACTCCTTTCTTACTTTGCAAACTCTGGTACTTCTTCGTCCTCAGCAAATTCCTGTGAATTGGCATTCTCAGCAATCTCAGCTTGCGCAACTTGATATACCTCGTCCATTTCAATCTGTGCCTGCCTTGCCATCGGATCATAATTCTTTGGATACTTTCTTATTGCATTGTTGCACATTTTTCTTTGAATCATGCTTTCCGGCGTATCAAGCCAAGCGCCACTGATAAACGGTCTCGCAAGCTCGCATTCCAACATTTCATCTACGGTTTTACAAGTTCTTAAGGCATTAAGCACTTCATCTTTTTTTGCCTTAATCTCTGACTTTTGTTTTTCTGTAGCATTATGTCTGTCGGCACAAATCCCAAATGTGCTATTCATCATATTTTGCTTAACATGTGCAAGCAAATTAACCTTAACACTATCCCTGTCTGCAGAAAGGTATGTCACTGTTCCGTCCAACAGTTTGACAGGATATACGACTCTTACTGCTTTACTTGATAGTCCCTTTTCTACCCATTCAGGCTCTGTAATCGACAACCCTTTATGCTTTGGTGGAATATATTCATCGCCCTCTTTGATTACCCAGTACGGGTAGACCTGTTCAACGTCTTTTCCATAGTTGGCAAGTAAGGAATCGTAACCACTACCCTCGATTCCCATCTCAACCTGTTTCTGCCATATATCCTTGCCTGTCTGTGGATCGGTTCCTACCTTTACATTTCGTAGCTGGAAGTAACACTCCCTTGGATATGCGCTTGCATTTAATTTGAGACTTGCACATCGCTTCACAATTCCTCTCAAATTGCTTGTATCAAGGTTGCCCATGTTAATCTTAGGGTCGTTCTTGACAAGGTTGAATATGCTTGTCATGGCTTCCATGGCGCACTCTTTGGCATAATCGTCCATATCCATGCCAACAGTTTTGTAATCATCAATAATAAGCCCTGTTATTGCATTGCTCCATTCACTTAATGAAGTAGTAAATGCTTTTTTTTCTGCAATTGTCGTACTATTTTCCATTTATTTATCCTCCTCATGTAGTACTTCTTTTAAAATTTCTGCAATAATTTTTTTCTTGACTTCCCTGGCTTCTGCCTCAATCTCATCATAAGTCTTTTTTGAGTTTTCAATAACCTCTTCAAACTCGTTCTCACTTATATGTTCACGTAAAGATCTAAGTAGTACTGATGTCTCAGCTGTAACCTCATTCTTGGAACCCTTGATTTCAACAAATCCTTTGTCACACTTAACCATATTTATTTCTCCTTGTTTTACTTGATTTACTTAACAATTCCTCTACATATGCATCCATGGAATGACACAATTTTACGCAATTGCCATGCAACATGTGATTTTTCAAAGCACCATATTTTTCATAAAACTTTTTCTCTGTCATCTTGCCATCATTAACAAGTTTCGTCCAAATTTTTAGCTTTTTATAAATCTTTCGCTTACTTTTACCATTCAATTTCCGTATATACTTTCCATCTTTCGTTACATAGTGATGGAAACCTGTAAATAAAATTCCATTTTTAAACGGGACTATCTGTGTCTTACCATTAAGTGATAATCCCAGTCTTGCTACAAATTGATTTATGCAATCCAGACAATGTTTCAAGTATTCTTTGCTTGGTGCAATCAGATAAAAATCATCCATGTATCTACCATACAATTCAATTCCTAGCTCACCGGTTATAAAATGATCTAACCCATTTAGCATAAGCAATGCATATACTTGTGCTACCTGATTGCCAAGTGGCAGTCCTAAGCCATCAGTGCTGTCAATGTATAGATGATTCAACCATTTTGTATATTCGTCATCAAAATAGTAATCGACTATATCTTTCAACACTTCATGATCTATCTGATAGAAAAATTTTGTAACATCACATTTCAAAATCCAACCGTCAAGACCGTGCTCTTTATAAAATTCAAGCATGTGTTCTTTCAAACAATCCATGCCAAAGTGGGTTCCTTTGCCGAGTTGCCCTGCGTAGTTTGTTTTTATAAATTCATACTTCAACCTTGGGAGCAAAATATTGTCACATAAGCAATGCTGAACTACCTTATCTTTGAACGAACACGACTTAATCACTCTTTCTTTAGGTTCGTAGACCTTAAATTCATTATACGGATTCATCCGATATGTCTGATTTTCAAGTTGTTCTTTCAACATATGAAGCCCTTCAAGACTCATTGCTTCAAATTTTGCAGTGCTTGAATTATGTTTTTTACCACTTTTAGCTTTTTTATATGCTTTATACAGGTTTCCATAATCACATATAACATCTTTATCCATAGTAAAAATTCCTTTGTATTTATCCTTTTGGGAAAGGTCACACACCTTTTTGTATCTTTATCTGATTTCGGCTTAATGCCTACTCTTACTGTCTGTGTGATACAGAATGGGCGAACACCGTTGTTGTTGTTACAGTTGTTGTTGTTGATATTGCCAGCGGACGAAACAACGGTTTATACAGTGTGTAACCTATATTTTTATTTACTGTCATTACTTGCCAATCTTTTCTTGTCGCCTGTTCTCCAAGCAATTGCCATATGCTTAACATCGGCTACCATTTTCGACCAGTATTCCATGCTTTTCACATTGATAATGTTTAATTTCATTGATAATTCAATGTAAAATAAAAGTTCATCACATTGTGTTATAGCTTTTGTTTGCAGTTCTGATCTCTCTTCAAGGCAAGTTTCCCAATTCGTCCTATTTGCTTCATACAAATATTCATATATTTCCAATGCCTTATTCTGCATTTTGTCAACAAGCGAAAATCTGTATTTCTTTGGGTATCTATTACAATTTGAAGTTATACGGAATGTGTGTTCAGCCAAATTCTTTGCCTGTGAAATCACTCCAAACTCTTTATCTGCCATATCACTTAATCTCCTGATTCAAAGATTGAAGATGAGAAGATACAAACCGGGCGAACACCGTAGCTGAAGTTACAGCCGTCGTAGCCGATACTGCCAGAGGACGAAACAACGGTTGCGGCTCTTTTATAATCGTTGCATGGTGTACTCCAAGGGCTAACAAGCCACCACCAATAATCTTTGGTGTTTGGTATGAGGTTTCTATACTTTCTGTATTCGTCAACAGTAAGAAGAGAGACCTTATCCTCACACTTGCCATATTCTGTCTGGCCGTCAAGAGATAAAAGATTTCTCTCAAACGAAATTATATTTTTCGATCCTATTTCTGCAGCAATCTTCTCAAAAAACTCTCCATTAAGATAGCCACGAAGACCACTGTTTTCCCAATTGTTTGAATTTGAATCAAACTCCATGTCTTCAATGTTATCAGCCAGACAAATATATCCAGCACTTGTGATATCAAGAATCTTCCACGTTGTATCTGCAAGTTCAAATGTATCTCCAATACCGAGTCCTTCCGGAAGATTAATTGACTTTGAAGTTGCCTTTAACACTGCAATCTCATTTCTGAGATCATTAATCTGTTCCTGTAATACTCTCATTGTTAATGTTGCCATGATTATTCCCCTTTCTTTGATACAAAGATATTAGATTTTAAGATACAAACCGGGCGAAAACCGCTGCCGAAGTTACAGCTGCCGTTGCTGAAATTGCCAGCGGACGAAACAACGGTGATGCTATAACTACAACCTCTTTCCTCAGTGCTCCAAGGAGTACATGTCCACCACCAATCGTCTAGCTCTTTGTTAGGGAGTAAGTTGTTGTACTTCCTAGCCTCATCAAAAGTGATAGGTCTTACCTTGCATTCACAATCATCAAATTCATGCTGCATATCAACTGATGTTAACTCAACAGTATGCTCAACAAGATTGTTTTCTCCAACCTCTGACTCAATTATCGGCTGAATCTCATCCTCAATCACTTTCTTAAGGTTGGACTCGTTGTAATCTCTTGAATCCTCATCATAAACTATGTTTTCGGCCATAAAATCCTTGGAAATAACCTTGGTTTCGAAACTCATCTGTTCAAGCACAATAAAGTCGTTCTTTCCAATCTCAAACACATCTCCAGGTGCTAAGGTTGATAATTTTACCTTGTTCTTTCTTTCTGCTTCTTCAAGCTGCCTTACAAGCTCTCTTGCTACTTCTAATGCCTTACTCATCACATTACCTCCAATTTCTCGCTGTCGTTTACGGCAAGCATTATTATCTGACCATCTACCATGCCTACAGCATTCTGCTGATTTGCAGAATCAAGACTCTCTGCATCATCAAGCCACATAGGACAAGCAACATTACTAATTTGCTGAATGCTATTGCAGATATCGATTCTGCCAAGAATCCTGTTTCCTTTGTTACTCATCGTGGTAAGAATGTTCTTGCCATCTATGGTAGGAATACATGTTGACTTATATCCACCATTTTTAGCAAATTCAAATAGCTGCCACTTTACTAAATTAAAATGTTTGTTTATTTCATTTGTGAGGACTTCATTTTTAGCCTTATCAAGATCAGCCAACAAATCAATAGTCTTCTGTGCATCCGTTTGAGCTTGTCCAAGATTGCGCTTATTAGCCAGCAACTCTTCAAGCCTTGTTTCGTCAGCTTCTGTATCAGACTTAGCGATCTTGGCTTCGCACTCAGCTAACTCCTGCCTGAGTGTGGTCTCTTCGGATTTTAGTCTCGTCCTTGTGGCTGTTGTCTCCATACCAGCCATGTTAATTTCAAACGCCTCTATTTGCGCCATCACGCCGATATACTCATCATCACCTGATATGTCAACGCATAATGGAAGTGCGTTATATTCTTCTTCAAGCTTGGTAAGCTTTGTTCCTGTATCAGCAACAGTCTTTCGATTGAGTTCATTGCATTTTTTAAGTTTTTCTATATGCTCCTCAATCTCCTTGATCTTCTGAGCTATGGCCTTGCCATCAGTCTCAATTACTGTCAGTCGCTCGGCTTGATTCTGTGCAAAATTACTCTTAAGTCTTTCGATATCTTCTGCCGGAAATTCTCTATGGCAAGTCGGACACACAGTAGTAAGTTCGTTAAATTTCTCAGCATTAACGGATTTCCATTCAGCAACAAGTTTTTCCTTCTTTGACCTTAAAATACCCAAAGTTCTTGTTGATTGGTCGATATCCCAATCGTTATCAGAAATCCCCTGAATTACATTCATCTGAGTAGTCTTGCAATCATCTATCGCACTTCTAAGTGCTGCTCTCTTGCAATCAAGATTTTCATTTGCTTTGTTCTGCATCGCAGATATTTCAAACTTTAATTTTAAAATTTTGTCTGCGATCTCATCATGTTCAGCAGCTACCTTATCCATGTCCATCTGATCTTCTGTGACCTTGTTCAGTTTTTCTTTAATTGCATTTTTCTGCAATTCCAAGGCGGATATATCTATTGACTGTTTGATCTGTATATCTCTTTCCTTTTCTGCTATCTGTCCGTCAAGAACTGGTAGTTCCTTTGCAACTTTGGACTTTGTGGCTTTATTCATTGCTGAAAGCTCGTCTGCCGTATACTTCTCAAGGAGTGGAACAAGTTCAGTAAGTTCAACTTTGCTTTTTGCGACATCAACATCTGATACGCCATCTACTAATCCAAACAGAAATTCTCTCATTTCTGCTGGTTTCTTTGCCAAAAATGCATTGATGTTACTACACATCTTGAGAATAGACATATCAGCGTCAAGATATGCATTAAAATCCCTTAATGTCTTAGGCACATCGTTGATTGAATAGGAATTATCATCCTTGTAGCTGCTGCCATCTTTGCTATATTTCCTCTTCTGAGACTTACGCATGATGACTTCCTTGCCATCAACGTCAAACACAGCTGTGACCGATACGTCTGTGTCATCCACAGTTTTGCCATCAATCATACGGCGAATAGGTGGATTATCGGCGAGCTGATAATCACAGTTGAATAACAGCCACATATAAGCGTTAGTTATTGAGGATTTCCCTTTGCCGTTGGAAGCGGCAATCTTAGTGTTATCCCCAAAAATAATCTCCTTATGTGCATAACACATGAAGTTTTCTAAAATTAACTTTTTCAAACTGATTCTCATTTTTTATCTACCTCCAGTGGCAATTCACCAAGTATAATAAGTACCACGTCCAGATCTATATACTTTTCTCTTCTTGCTACACTTATGAGCACATCGGCTCTCGTCTCCATGTCTATTAATTCCTCATATCTATCACGAGGAATAGTCACACTGTCTGCACCGCTGTTATTACATGTTCCTTCACATTTAATGTCCATCTTCTTTGCTCTCCTTCCTTTCTTCAAGCACTTTGAATCTTGAGACAGATATCTCATAAGCTGTCTTTTTCTCTTCGGTGCCATCCTCATAAAATTTGTTGTATTCCCTTGACTGAAATCTGCCAGTTATGCCGACAATAGAGTTAAGCGGTATTCTTGCAAATAGTTCAGCATTGTTACTCCATAAAAGAATAGGAATCAGATTTCCAATCCTATTAGGAAGATTATTGATTACCCTAGTGTCACAAACCCTATATCCTCTAGGGGTCGCCCTGATCTCTACATCGGCAAACTTATGGGCAATAAAATCAATTCTGTTTTTATCGCATGTAGTATAAGGATTGACCTCATGTACCTCTATATATACTTTTGTGTGATTTACACCTGTTGAATCGACAACATGCTTAGTGCGGATATGCCCGACTACCTCTACATAATCAAATTTGCTGATATATGAGACCTTACTATCTTCAATATAACAAGGCACTAAATCCTCTGTTCCACTCAGTCGCCTTGCACTTATAATCACGCGATAATACGACTTATTACCTACTGAAAACTCATATATAGGTGTGTCAACAACACATCCGGCAATCACCGCATTGTTGTTTGGCCAATCACTAATATTTTTTTCTCTCATTCCTTTCCTCCTCTATAGTTTCCATCTTTTGCTCAACTACCAGCATTGTAAGAACCAATTCTGCAAATGCCAAAATAATCAATATCTTTACCCAAATGGGTAAATGAATGTTAAATATTTCCAACCCTATAGGTACGCATATGATGGCTATATAAAACATAATGGCCATCAGTGTGCACAAGACACGAATTATAATCGTGTCTAAATTTCTTCCCACGCAATCACCTCCTGGCATCACAATACTGACCCATATTCATCTGAGAATTAGCATTGTTTATCTGTTCGGCAAGTGCCGTTGGTGCTGAGTAACCATCAATAAACTCTCTCACGTTGTCTATGTACCTGCGCTTGATACTCTTATATGTGGCTACGCAACCGAACTCTCTCTTAAGCTGGCAATATATATCCTTAAAAGTCTGCGATCTTATGCTCCTGTCGGCGTATGCCTCGCTATCTTTACCACCTAAGATTGATACCACCTTGCGCTTGACAAGTTTCTGCACTTCGTCTATCTCACATCCGTATAAAGGCATATCGTTTTCAAGACTGCCTATCTTGTCCTCAACCCTGTCCACTCTCTCTGCAAGCTCAGTGTTGCCCTGGGCAAGTAGCTGAATCTGCTCCAACGTTGTAAGTGGCTTATTGTAGCCACCTGTTTTGCGGATAGATGGAAGTACCTCAGATGTTACCCATCTGCGAAAACTCTTTGCGTTTGGCTTGTCACTTCGCAAGATAACCGCATATAAGCCACTCTCAGTTATGAAGTTCGTTTCACCCTGACGCCCTAACTCTAATTTAGTGCGTTCATCATCATCCAATCGCTGAGCGACCTTTGATGGGTTCTGAATGTCCAGCACCTTACAAACATCTACCAAGCAAAATAACGGCTCTCCATCTACAACGGCGGTTCTCATATTAAATTCGCCATCTGTAAATAACTGTATTTCGTTCATACTTCTCCTTTCCTTATAGTGTAAATTTCTCTAGCTACTCCTTTTCCTTTGGGCTGCTCTCCGCCGCGTCTGCCAGTGTCTCTGCCTTGCCTAGTAAGTAGCCTTTGTCAAAATCTGACATGTTCGGTAAGGTCTCTTTGAGTTTTTCAACTATCTGCTTTTCTTTTTCGCTCATTTATCTCACCTCCTTTTGTTCATCTGATGTACACATGATAGCACATTAAATCAACGCTGTCAACATATTTTGTTGACTTAATGTGCATTTTGTGGTAATCTATTAGATGAAAGGAGGCACAACATGAAAGAACGAATTAAGGCAGTGAGAATTAAGGTTGGTAAAAATCAAACAGACTTTGCTCAGAGTATTTCAGTTTCAAGATCAGCTATTTGCAAAATGGAAAGCGGTGAAAATTCTCCATCAGAACAGACAATCAAAATTATATGTAAAGAATATGATGTCAATGAAACATGGTTGAGAACTGGCGAAGGAGAAATGTTCATACAGAAAAGTAAAGAAGAACAACTCGGAGAAATGCTTGCCGAGATTACCAAGGCAGATGATGAGTCTTTCAAAAAAAGATTAATTGTTGCCCTTGCCACTCTCGATGAAAATGGTTGGGATAGCCTTGAAAAATTGATTGATTCAATTTCAAAGAAATAAAAAACGCCCCAAGGAATACCAAATGGTACTTCTTGGGGTTTGTTTTACTTAATGAGATTCATAACATAAGCATATAGTATGTTAATTATGCGTTCGTCTGCTATCTTTTGTACTGTATCTGTTATTTCTTTCTTTTTTTCTTCCACAACCTTATACCCCCCTATACAAATTCGCTGTCATTTGTATACTTATATTATATGTGCAAATAAATTAAAATAGAAGTCAAATTTTTTGTCATAATATATGGTAATTCGGGGAAATACATGGTACTATGACTGTAATATATACCACATGGGAGAGGTGAATACAAATGAGTAACTTTTTAATTGTGTTTGGAGCAATAATAATGTTTTTAGGGGCTGGCATATGTGTAGCATTGACTATAATATTATTATGTAAAAATAAAAAAGCTATGCCATTTATAATAGGCATCTTTGGTTCTATGATTGTTGGCGGAATATTACTTGGAATAGGTTGTGTGAACCAACCTAAATCGGAGCATAAAAAAGTTGCTTATAATACTACGGAAATGGTTACTACTGAAAAAACCACAACTGAAGAGACAACTGAGACGCCAACCACGGAAGAAGCAACTGAGGAGGAAACAGAGACTACTACTGAAGAGGTTAATGCAACGGATATATCTGGTTTGCAATTTCAATCTTACTGGGATATGGCCAAAGAAACTGTTGAAAGTTGCTTGAAAAATCCTAAGTCGGCAGATTTCCCATCTTCTGTTTTTGGTCAGGGCGATATTGCAATGGAAAGAAAAGGGCACCTTGTTGTAGTTCAAAGTTATGTGTATAGCACAAATTCATTTGGAGCTGAGGTTAAAAGTGATTTTACTGTAGAAATGTTAGTATATGATACTGACAATTTTATATATGATGTTGTCTATCTCAATATTGATGGAGAGACAAGTGGAGAATATGTGAGTCTTGACGAATGGGATGAAACAAATACAAGCGGAGAAAGTGAGTAATCACAATCTCCGCTTTTCCTTAATAATTTGTTCCTATGCAAAGGAAAATATAATCCACATCTGTTGATGTCTTAGCATCTTTGGAATTAAACGCAAGTGTTAAGGTAAAATTATTATCACTGATTGTACCCCATGGGAAACTACTCGGAGTATGTACAAAAATCGGTTCACCTTGTGTTGACATCATTATAGGCACTACTTCTTTTGTTCCTTCTGGTACGGCAATACTTATTGTTGCTTCTACATACTCATTGTTATTTGGCACGGTAAAAGAAGCTGATAAAACATCTATTAATGACTTTGTTTGCAACACAGGGATTAATTCGTTAATGTTTGATGTGATTGCATTAATAAGTCCTGCATTAAAATCGTCACCTGTTTGATCATATTCTGTTACATCTTCAAAACTTACCGTACCATCGGAGTTGTGAATCATGTTGTATCTTCTTTTTCCATTCATTTCGGATGACAGTATATCATCTCTATAGTCATTATTTAATTCCTGCATAATATATTACCTCCTATATTCTAATGTCTTTATATGCTCCCATTCTGAATGGAATGCGTTTTCTCGTTTGTCTTATTCTGTCAAGCATATCTTTTATTTTTTGGCAAGCATTTTCAAGTCGGCTTATCTCTTCGGAGCCAATAAATGCACCATTGTCATAGAATGTTTGCTTAACACCTATATCTTGAGGGAATACAGTGTTATTAATTCGATCAAGATTGTTTTCAAATTTATTAAATTCATCTGCATAATAAAAATCTGTGTAAGTTTTATCTGCACCCATATCTTCAAAGTTTACAACCGGTGCACACAAAAGTTCTGCTTGTTCCTTTAAATAATATATATTATTCTTAATTCTGTTGTAGTCGGAACATTCAAATACATCGCCGCTTTTCCAATTTGTCTTAGGTTCATTCCACAATTAATCCACCGCCTTTCTAGCACTAAGTCTCCCACTCCATGCACCATTAAATGTAAGTTCATTTTGATAAGCCTTAATTTTTGCTGTTGAACTATTGGTTTTAATCAGATTGAATAAATCCCCGGCATCTACGCTAGGGTCTCCACGCCAACTTATTGAATAATCAACTGCACCTAGGTAATAATTCGCTAACCAATCATCAAGCAAACTAGCTGCTTCTGTGTTATCAACAAGTGGGTTGTTCCAATTAACTGTTTTGGCCCCATTGTTATTGTATCTATGGGTTAATCCTTTAGTGTCCACAACATACTCATATCCACTGACTGTGTACGTAAGTGTTGTATCTTTGTCAGTTAGACCATCAAATTTTAGCATGCAGTAATAGGCACCACTTTCTACAACTGTAACTGCCACATTACTTGCATCAGTGATGGCGGTATAACCGTGACTAGGTGCTGAAAAGTCAACTTTTACAATATTGTTGTTGGAATTGACAGTAATTTTTTCGGACACAAGTTCTTTTTTGTCGGTGCCGGGTTTATATGATTGTTTTTGAACGGTAATTGACTTTAATTTATCTTCCATCGTAACAGTTGGTGTATCAAACATATCATCTTTGGACAGTTCATAGTCTGTTGCGTCACCAATTCCAACATAATCTATTGACACTCTTGCGTATGGCTCAACTTTTGTAAATTCTATAACGACTTTGTTCGCAGAGCCATAACGATTGTAGTCTGTCCAGTTAAGGCTATCTACATCGGTAATAACAACATCATCAACAAGCGTATCATTATCATAAGTTTTTATAGTAAATTCAAGAGGTTTACAATTTCTAAAATTAATTATAAATCCATACCAACTGTAAGATATATCTAAATTGAGAGTAATTGTAGGATTTGCAGAAAACTCGCCAATGCCGTTTGCTATTTCCTTGCTCACATATCCTACTTCTTTATATATTTTGTTTTTAGGTAAAAAACAAAGGTTCCCGCTGTCAAGTCGTGAAAACCCGGTACTGCACATTGCGTAAGCTGTTTTCATGCTCTGCACCTTCTCCTATTCTACGCATAAGTCCATCGTGAACGAGTGCTTCTCGCCAGGCTGTAATGTTACTGGTTCGATAACCTCACGTGCTAACATCATCGCCCCTGTAAAAGCACTTGCATAGCTCGCATATAATCCAACCTCTGATATGGTTAGTGGCGCATTGCCTGTGTTTTGTATAACCCTTGTAATATTTATCATAGAGCTTGAGAATTTCAGTGGTATAGCCTTTGTTTGTGTGACAATTTCATAGTCCTCTGTCACATTTTCAAGCTTTATATCTGCCACTGTCGCTGGTGTTGTGCCTGTTCCTAATACCAAATAAACTCCGGTTGCGGATGAGCTAGGCACATTTTTTAAAGGCAATAGTGCGCTAAACAACTGTTTAAGCCAGGAGTAACTTGCACTGGCTGATTTGCCTTCTGTAGTTTTACATACATCATAATTGCCTGAGGTGCTTTGAAGGTTTACACTAATAAGCCCTGCGGAATTATTTGTCAACATATATATACTTCCTCCTTTAATCTAATGTATTATCTATCTCATGTGTCACTCGGCACTGCACCACACCGGATATCATTGTTGTGCTTAATATCTGAGAGTTCGATGTACCTGTCGGTATCTTTCCAATATTCTCCGCCATCACATCAAATGTATCTGTCGCCTCTGTGCTTACACCTTTTTCAGTGATAGCACTGGCGACTTTAGACTTGCCATCACTGACAGATTTTTTTACTTCTGCAACTTCATCTGATATTGTTTTTATACTTTTGTCTATCTTGTCCATGTCTCCTGTGTAATCTGTTCGCCAATCTGGAATATCATCATTACCGAATTGACATAATCCAAGATTCTCCGTTTTATTTTGCGATGCCAAAAAATCACCTCTCTACTATTTAAGTTTAAATTTTGCTTGTGTAGCATACTCATAAGCTGTTAATTTATATGTATCATACCTGCTTGCTGTCAGCCTTAACATTGCATACTGTTTAGCTGTCAATGCTCCATTATCATCATGTAACACGCTGTCAATATCACTAAAATCTAATTGTCCATTTGATGATATTGTTTTTGTGGGTGTAATTGCGGATTGTATATGAATCCTATTTTGCCTGTCAATGGACAAAGTGCATCTGCCGGCATTGGCAATTATCTGCAAACACTCTGCGTGCGTAGCAACTGGTAACGGATTGTGTGTTACAGTATTTTTAAGAAAATTATCAAGAAAATAATTACTACTGTCTGTAATTCCTGCATCCGCCAATACGAGCAGTGCCAAATCATATAAGGTTATTCCGTTTGCATAATATTGACCTTTATAGTATTGCCCGGTTAACAATGTGAATTTATCTGTAGCGTTAAACGTGGCATCTCTACTGTTTGCTGACCATTTTGACAGGTACGTTGTTTGCTCTGGTAGCCATTCAATGTTGCCCTGTCCGTCTACGTCATAGCCAAACTGTACTTTAACCTCTTGACCGATTTCCATATACTGTATTGCACTATCCGGATTGTCTGGATCGTAGTATTGATCTTGATTATCAACTTTAATCATAACATCCATTGATGGTATGGTTTCTGCTATTGGAGATACATATTCTTTACTACTGTAGTCCATTACCTCTTCGTTGGTAAATGTTTTTGCAAGACCACACTTAAATGAGTATATTCTCAATCTATTCTGCCCGTAACGCATTTGAGTTGGTTCGATTGTAATAAATGTTATGTCTGTAAAAACATCTTCCGTTATCCATACTTCATCAGCATTACGATAACGTGTAGTGCCATTGTTAGTAATAATATCAAACTCAGTCGGATAACATTTTCCAAAATTGACAGTCAAGCCCTTAATAGTATGCGAATTTGCTAGCACCATTGTAACTGTTCCCATAATATCAGCAGTTACAATGCCGTTGTTATAGTAATCGGTGCCAGTTCTAGGCAAGAAAAAAGCATTGCCATCGAGGACAGCAATGCCAGGCTCTGCTGTAGCATATATTCTAGTTACTTCTTCGCCATCAAAAGGGGCAATGTCATTAGAATATGCTACTGTTTTTGTTTGTTTGTCTAGTTTTATTTCGTTTTGGGCTCGGGAATTTACAAGTCCTATTGTTGCTTTGATATAACCTCTGTTTCGGTTAATGGACTTCATAGATTCCTTATATTTTTTGCTTACATTTTGCATTACATCACCTACCAGTATCTATAAGGTTGAACTGACAGTTACGATATTTAGTTACTATGTGCGATTTTGGACTTGCAAACAATGGTTCTGCTGTTCTGTCACCCGGATACATTATAATTGTTATCGGCTTGCCTGTTCGGTAATCCTCAAACGTTACTGGAATATAAAATGGTTCAACTGCTTTTAGCATTGCTCGCCAAATTTTAGGTTCAAGACCGACCCACTTCATATTATCCAGTTTATACAAGTCTCTGCCAATTCTTTGACCAATAGTTACATTATTTGCATTACGTCCAGCATTAACTGTCGTTGTAATAGTATAAGTAAAGCCAACGGCGGGGCACGGAAAGTCCACACCGTTGACATTTAAAAAACTTGATAATCCTTGTGCCATATTATCACCTCTATGCTGTTGTAAATTGATAACCGTTACGTGATCTACGCCTATCCGTTTCGCTGACAAGGGTTCGACCATCAATATTGATAGATGTATCTTTATCTGCTGTCTCTCTTGTGTTTTGGGCGATTTGAGACAAGTAAGGCGCGAGAACATCATCAACTGCTTGCCTAACTCCACTTGCTATACCGGCGGTAATCTGTTCGTTGTTTGCAACAACAGACTTGCCGTTGTCGAATTTACCCATAATCTCACCTTGATTTGCCCTGAACCAGCCATCTTCTGGGAATCCACCGGTTGCATATGTTGGCATAAAGCTAAATGTACCAGACATTGCTTGCTTAAGTGGGTCTGATGCTTGCTTAACATTGAATTTTATTTCTTTTTGGGACATACCCATAAAGATTTTGTTTGCGGCATTTTCACCAAGTTTTTTTAAGCCCTCATCTGTCTGTGTCTTAATATTGTACTGTACACTTTTGCCAGTAAAGTTCTTTTGCAATGTATCGTTAATTGACTTAACCGCACTACCGCTAGTTGTTGGCTTGCCGTTAACAGCGGTATTTGCATTATACTTAACTGTTTTATCTTTCCAGTACCGACTGAAAATATTGGATATGCTAGAAAGTTTTTCACCTGTAGTTGCATTTTGACCGTTTATAGCGGTTTGCGCATCATACTTAGCACTCTTGCCTTTCCATACAGATGACCACCGATTAACTATTCCGGATAAGATGCTGCTACTTGGTGTATTTTGTCCATTTGTGGCGGTTTGCGCATCGTACTTAGCACTCTTGCCTCTCCAAGTATCGGCCCATAATTTTCCTATATTTCTTATGGTCGCTACGTTGTCTGTCTTATTATCATTTACTGACGTGTCTACGTTGTAATCAACATTTTTTCCATCAAAAGCCGATATAGCACCGCGAACTGATTTATTCAGTTTTTTATAGTCTTTATCAGTCTTTCCGTTGGTGGTCGTATCAATATTGAACTTGTTGCTTATGATTCCTGATAATCCAACTATAGGGCTTGTTTTCATTCCGAATTTTGCAACACTGCTTAATTTGTCCGCAATTTTCTTGAGATATTCCCAAAGTGTTTTCAATTTTTCAGTAATTGAATTTAAAACAGGCTTAATAATATCCCATGCAATTTGGACTTTTGCACTTATATCCGCAATTTTTTTAACAATCCAGTTACCAATTAATTGCCGAATAACTGAACTAATTGCTGATGCAACAGACAATATAGGCGAAAGCACAGTTCTTATCGAATTTAATGCCGGAGAAATTTTCCCACCTATTGCACTGGCAACTTTTGAAATAATCGAAAAAACTGTACTTAATAAATTTGAGACTGTGCTTAATGCGGGTTTTAATACTGTTACAACCTTATCTGTATATGGGGACAATTTGCCCACACCAGATTTGATCTTGTTGATTATATCTACAATTAAATTCATCGGTGCTATGATATATTCAAGTGCTTTTTTTATGCCCTTGAATAATTTGGAATTGGATATTTTGCTATATGAGCCTTCTCCAAATACTTTATCAATTATTGCTTGGCCTACACCTTCAAATATTTGCAATGGAATCTTAGGTATTTCCTTGGCCATAGTAATAATCAAAGAACCAAGGTTCCAAACAAGGCTTCCCCAATTGATACCACATATAAAATCCACAACTTTTTGGCCAAGTTTTTGCCAGATGCCGTCTTGATTAATAGTCTCAAAAGCACTAACTATTGTCTTACTTATTCCTATTGCAAAGTTAGATAAGGTTGCTCCTGTAAGTCCAGCGTCCCATGTGTTAAGAAATCCAGTTATTGAAGATATAAGCGATTTACCCAAGTTTTTCCAATCAAAATTGATTGCAAAAGTATTTCCAACAGTAAGTGCTGTATTTATTGCGCCGGCAATTGTTGAACCAAGATTAGAGAACAATCTCGGAGTAATGAGGCCATTCAAGAAGTCGGCAAGTCCTTTGCCAAAATTTTTTGCCTTTTTGTATACCTTATTCCACTTAATAGATTCCATTGCCTTAGACAAACTATCACTGATATACTTGCCTAATTGGTTAAGGTTTTTGATGCTAGACTTGTAAAGTCCCTCTGTTTCTTTTATTTGGTATTTAAGTCCATTGTTGCCACCAGCACCGCTTACACCAGTGCCTCCACCAGAACCACCACCACCGTTTGTGCCTGTGTCTTTATCCGGTTCGACCACGTTCAACTCATCAATACCAAGAAGATGTGTTTTTAAATCTTTGGCCGCTTTAGCGGCTTTTTTAGTTCCGCTTGCCATATCATCAGCAGCACCGGCAGCACCTTCAAAATCATCAGATATAGAACCCTTTTGTATCTCTAGTTTCCATCCAAAAATTGCACCAAGGGCATTTACAACTTTTTCGGAAAAAGTGTAAACCGCCGATAAAGCCTTATTAAGAGCCTGTACAAGCGGTTTTAACATATTAACAAATGCATTACCCCATACGCCAGCAACTGCCTTTATTTGTTCCTGTAAGATGCGTAACTGGTTAGCCCATGTCTGGCTAGTACGCGCAAAATCCCCTTGTACATTCTTGGTGTTATCCATGACATACTGATATCTCAGCATTGTTTTTTCTAGCTGAGACATAGAGGATATATTGGCGTCAAGACCTTTTTTCATTGCATACTCTTTGAGGGTTGCATTTGTGAGGTCAATACCAAAAGCTCGCATAGGCTCCGTCTCGCCTGTAAATATCGACCACAACTTACGTGAGCTTTCTTCCTGTGAAATGTTGTAGAATGAAGCTAAGTCGGCTGACAGTGCAGTAAGTTGTATCGACATATCAGACATATCTTTAACAGGGGCTCCCATTGCGAGTCCCATAGCTTGAAATCTACCAGCTGTCTGTTTTGCCGACAATTCTGACATTCCATACGTCTTTATCGACGTTTTTGAAAACTGCTCTAATTTGTCTGTGTATTGGCCAAAAGTATTAACAACGACATTCTGCACCTCAGTAAGGTCAGAGGAAATGTCTATGGCTTTTTTGAATCCACTTAAAACTCTTTGCGCTGCCCAAAATGTTGCATAGATTTTTCCAACTGCCGATGCAAGGCTCCATATATGTTTTCTAGCACTTTTAGCGCTGTTGCCCATACCGGAAAAACTGTTTTGTATGCCTCTGCTTGCACTTGCCGTTCTACTTCCTTGTGCTGCCAGATTTGCAAGTGCATGAGTCATTTGTATTACATTTTGTGACACTTGTGGTGCTGTAGCCATAACTTGCATAAACTTCTTAAGTTCTGCTGCAAGTGTCCCTAGTCCGCCTGCGGTTTGTGTGGCTTTTGCTCCTACTGATGCAAGATTACCAAGTGCGGTGGTCATCTGTATTGTTCCAGCAGATAATTGTGGTGCAAGCGCCATGGTATTAAACAGATTGCGAAGTGTCACAGATAATTGTGGCAATGTTGCTGATACAACACTTGCTTTTTGTCCGGCATTGGCAAGTCTGCCAACTGCATTGGTAAGCTGAATTACATTTGTGCTAACGTTCTGAGCGCCTTGTAACGTGCTAGATAAGCCTACAATTGCATTTCCAAGTTGGCCTATAGCATTTATATTCATGCCGTTAATGTTCGAATTAGACAGCCTTGTAATGGAATTAATGAAGTTCGTAAGGCCCTTGTTGTTGAACTGCATGTTTCCTAATACTGATATACTGGAGGCAAGTGGGCTTATGCTATTTGCAACCGCTGTAAGTTTTGCGCTGTTGATGTTTTCAAATTGCTTTATACCCTTGGCAGCTCTGTTAAAATCAGGCATTTTTACATTTTTTATTGCATTCATGCCCTGTGCAAGCTGGTTCATGCCCTGTGCAAACTTGGCTATACCATTACTATCAATTCCTTGCAATGTCTTAGACAGTGTGCCGAGCTTATTTGACAGTTTATCTACTGCATTAACTGCTTGAGTTGCACTTGCATGTATTTTAACTTCAAGATTATCTACTGTTGCCATGTTTCACCGCCTTGTTGTAATAAAAAAGACGGCAAAAACATCAGTCCTTGCCGTCAATCATATTGTGTGTCCTATCCCATTCTTGTTTTGCCTTTAATCGTTCTTCAATAAACTCATTTCTAAGTCTATTTACCCTATCTTCTCCATTTTCCATAAGTGGAGCTTTAAGATACTCTGAACTTGCTTTCTTGCCGTTAAGGCAATGATCTATTGCAAAGCAAAGAGCAGATCTGACATACGTTCCTACCCATGCATATACTTGTGAGTCGTGTTCTTTTTCTGCCATATGATATGCTTTTTCATATGGTTCAAGCTCTGCTGGGCAAGATTTGTCAATATCCTCAACTGTAAGTCCATAGCCTTTGGTCATCATTAACCAACGGGGTAGTATTTCGTTACAGTAATTTTCGTAATTAAAATCTTTGTTATCCTGTTCAAGGATTATTTCTGTGCCTGATTCTGCACTTTCGCTATTTCCACCTCGAACAGTCTCTTTAAAAAACCATTGTGAAGCATCTCATTTGAGATATCCTCCTGAAGCTTAAGAAAATCTCCGTTTTCCTCGTCCACAAAATGGTCAAGCATATCCTCAACCTTACTAAGCTGTTCGTCACGGCCTTTTCCTGTAGTTAAGTTGTAGCCAAACTCATCTGAATGATTAGCCTGTAATCCAGCAAGTAAAATTTGTGGCATTAACAAATACATTTGCTCCATTCCCTCTATTGCTCCAACTCCATCGTCTGTACTTGACTGCATTACTCCAATTCTTGCCAGCTTGCTGATAAATCCAGCCCTAGCTACCGCCTTATTACCAAACTTAATATTGTATTTCTTGCCATTCATTGTAATTGTCATAATATTTTCCTTTCCTCCTACTCTTAATAGGAAAGGGGCAGTCCGAAAACCGCCCCTTGTTTGCTTAATACGTATAATCAGCCGATTTTGTATCTTTTGTATCGTCATCACTCAGCACGGCTGTATCTGAGTGGTTTGCTATTCCCCCGGTGTAAAAGCTACCTTTGTATCAAAGCCGACAAGGTCTTCGAGTATAAGGTTGATCTCAACCGTTAAGAGCTCATTCTGACCCTTTGAAGCCACTGGAAGAACTGATGGCGGCTGAGCCTTGATAAACTCTGCCTTGGTAAATCCAGGTGTGATTGTCTCAAACCACATAGATTTACCTGTTCCCTCTAACTTTTTGTACTCTTCAAGCACCTTTTCCCACTCCGCCAGTGTATCTGGTGTCCAGTTTACTGTTACTGTGTATGTATCAGATACAGTAGTTCTACCAGATATGTTTCTTGTGTAAAAATCTTCAAGAGCAGATGCGTCAATAGCTTCTGGTTCTGCTGTAGCATCGCCAAGCTCATTGATTCTTGACAGCTGGGTAAATGCTGTTGGCTTTTCTCCTGCGGTTGTTTCAACACCATAACCAAAAGTAATACCCAGTGTACTTAATCCTGGTACTGCCATGTCTTTACCTCCTTAAAAATGTGCATAAAAAAAGAGCCACATGGCTCTAATTGCTAACTATAATATTGTGTCACCAGCCCCAAACACACGGCTGAATCGCATGTTACATATATAGGTTCCACCATTAACACTGTATTGAGGTGTTCCGGTGACCGAAAATCTCATTTGTTTATATATGTCCGTTATTTTGGACATAATCTTTCTGCATTCGCTGTGATTCTTGTTGGAAGTCACATCAACCTGTATTGTTTCTCTTATGGCGTTGATTGTCTGTCCCTCTAAATCTTGTCCCAGCTCCATTCCTGGCAATTCATGAATATAAATTGTTGGAAATACTGCTGGTTGATCTGATTTACCTTTATCTGTAACGTTAAGCGTTGGGTATTTATCCTTAAGTTGTTCTGTTGCCTTGCCCTTGACAATGCTATATATTGTCGAGCCAAGTTCTATTGCCCATGCATTATCCATTGTCAAACACCTCTTTCACAACGTTCTTGACTTTTCTTTCAAGTTCACGAGCAGTATTGTACATATATGGTCTAGATGGCATACCCTCGGTGAACCACCAATGGCCATTGTCGTCCCTGTAAAACCAACCAATTCGACCATCTTTGAGTTGGTGGATTGTTTGACCGCTTGTATATTGCCAAGATACTCCCGGAGGTAATTCGCCTTTGTATGGTTTCTTTTGTCCTATCACGCCAGTTCCAAACTCAACAAATGCTGCGTGATCTGTTCCGGCTACAACCGCCCAAATATGACTACCCTTTGTATCTATAACGCATTCTGATTGTATACTTTCAATCAACTCGCCTTTAAAGATAGCATCTAAATTCGCCAATTGCACTCTAGCAACTTCTACACCATCATCAGCCAATCTTTCAGCAATAACGGCGCATTTATGGTCAAGCCTTGTTTGATAGGCTTTAAGCTCCTTGATTGCATTCTGTAAACTACTCACAGACAAAGATACATCTATTGTTTTTTTCACTTGACCACCGCCTTGAGGACATATTTTGTTGACCGCAAAGCTGGCTTAACTCCTACAACTGTAAAATCAGCAGAAGTTTTATCAATATAGCCATCCTCTGTGTATTCAACTTTGCTATCAAGCCATATAATGTCACTTTTTTTGATAGGGTATGCTCCTCTATCTGTAACTATGATTGCATCAAAATCGTTGACATCAAAGCCATATTCTTTTGCCTGTGCTTCACCGCCAGAGAAAGAGATATTAGCCCTAAATGATACAGGCTCTTCATATGATATTTCTTTATGATCTATAAGAGGTATTTTTTGTCCCTCTTCTGTAATGAAATACTTTATATTGCCATCATCATCTTTTTCATATATCTCTACTTCTTTGCCATAAGAAGCATACTTCATAGATTGTTTATTAATCTCAAGTGACATTACTTCACATCCTTGCCAAATCGCCGCCAAAGTTCAGACAGCTTTTCCCAACCGTACATTGCTACAAATGCAACTACAAATCCGGCTAGGATAGCTGCAAGAATCATATACCAAAGTATTGTCATATGTATGTATTGCATATAGGCAATAAAAGCCACAACGGTAATACCTATGGACAGCACAAACACCAACATGTCGGTTGGTATCTTCTTAAATACACCAACGCCTTTGATTACTTGTGTAATTACCGCCACAACAAATGTAAGTGCGCCTATGACAGACATTATAATAGCCATATTGGCTACAAGACTCTGTATAACATTCATTTTTACACCTCCTTGTTTTCGTTGAGTCGTGCTTCCATTCCATCTATGCGATGATGAAGCGACTTAACACTTTCCTCAACTTTAATAATCCTGTTGTCATGGGAATTAAGCTCTTTTCTCATTTCCACAACTTCATCTTTTATGTCCTTAGTGTTGCTAGATATGGCATCTAACTTCATATTTATGCGGGTGTTTTCTCGGACTCTATCTTCTAGGTCTGAGTTATCAGTTCTTCTATTATTCTTGATATTCAGCACAAGGCTGACAATTCCAAAAAAAATAGAGAAAGTAACCGATATGATGCTGATAATTATTGCTACTGGCATATATCTACCGCCTTTCTCTTATGTTTGCATACTGCCCACCACCACCATAATGTATGCCCTCTGCTACTGTTAGGTAACGCACAATCTTCTATAATATCTCAACAAATGGGAATATATCAGCTAGCAGCTTATTTCTGTCAATCCAACTACGGCTGACTCCATTTTCGCCAAAACTTGCCATGTATTCCTCACCAGCTTGAGATAAGTCATATACAACCAAGCTGACTATATTGGTAGTATATCGTTTCATATCTTCTTCTATTTGCTCATCTGTGTAATCAGATGGGTAATTACGCTTGTTGCGTATTTCCTGCTTAATTTCCTCAATATGCTGCTCTATTCTTGGATTATCCTGTAAGACAGTCCACTTGATAGAGTCATCGTCACCGACTTCATATTGACCTTTTCGTATTTTGACTTGCTCTACCAATGTGTATTCCATGACTACCTCCTACTCCTACAAAGCAAAATGAGCTATAAGCACTTCTTTTAATGCGCCACCTGTCATGTTTTCGGCGTTATCTATACCCTCTGATATTGCAAGCGCTTTTAGACCGTCTGTTGACATTCTGTTGATCTCGGTCTTGGTATGAATAGCAACACCATAATCAGTTTTTTCTGTTTCTAGTCTGCTTGTTTCCGGAACGTCATTTCCGGCATCATACCATACCCCATCTTTTACAACGATATAGGGATATATCATAAGTTGCCTCCTACTCGTGATGAACTTCAATTACGGCAGTGCTATCCATATTCTCATAAGATGGCAAAACAACTTCAGACGCAAATGTTGACATCTTCATTGGTGGGCCATACTCTGTCTTTGTAGCAACTGTAATTCCTGTACCATACTGGGTTACATCAACATCTGCTACCTGTCTTGCAGTTCTCTCTTCTGGTGTAGTGCCAAACCATGTATTGCCAAGATTACCCTCTGGAAGAAGTGTAACCTTATTATCTGGATAGAAATACTGTTCCTTGCCCTCATCGTCAATGTACATCTTATCGTAAAGCACGATAGTAAGTTTTGTTCTCTTCTGCACTACTGAAATAACAGTATCATCATCAACCTCAATAGTTGCTGTAAGGTTCTGTGCAAGGATTGAGTTTTTTATCTGCGCATTATCAAGCAAATACTGGAATGTATTGCTGTTCATAAGCACATATCTGGCAATCTTGCCTTGCTTCTGTAACTTCTTTCTTGCATTGTTAAGGTCTGTGAGCGGCTTTGAATTAGCTGTATCACTCCACATGCTTGTTCCATCAAGTTTGATATAATGATCCGTAGTATATGATCCGTCAGAATCATAATCATAGGAATACTGAACACCATCGCTCTTAATAGTGATAACTGGATGTCCATTTACCGTAGAAAGGAGAGCCATTCTCATTCTCTCTGGAACAACCTCCGCACCGCTTACAAGTCTGCTTGTGTCGTCATATACCGCGCTAAGAGCACTTGCAAGGTATGGATCATCAGCAGTATTTGCTCTTTCTATTTCAAGCATTTCTGCTTCGCCTATGGTCATTCCCTCACGGAAGAATGCCATCTGTGTCTTTTCCTTGGAAAGTCCCTCTCTAGCTCTGATTGTTGGAATTGAATCAAAGTTAGATGGTGCAAGAGATACAGGAAGTCCCTTATGTGTTTTTATCCATTGCAGGTCAAGTCCCTGTTTCTTTCTTTCTGGAAACCACTGTAATCCAAGATATGGAATCTGATTACTTGCGTTTTCTGTTGCTGATAGCGCAATTGACTTACTGTCAATAACTTCATTTACTAACATATGTTTTACCTCCTGAACTACTCAAATACGATCATTGGCAGAGCTGTTTTGACCGCTGCATCGTATGTTACTCCTGAATGTTTTTCTGCAACTGTTGTGTTAAGATATGCTTTCTTAAGAAGAACTCCCTGTGGTCTATCTTCTGTCACGTCAAATCGAAGTATGCCGACTACCGTTGCTGTGTTATCAACCTTGCCGTCTTTACCAATCGGAGTTCCGGCTTTAACTATCTTTTTGCCATTCACCTTTGTTGTAACTTCTTCAAAATCCAAAGTAAGAGGTATAGCCTCGTTTGGCTCTCTCTTGAGAATTTGCACATCACCTGAGTATGTTGTTTTTTCGTACTGCATATTCATACTTGGCATCTATATTTCCTCCTTAAATATAATGTTTCAAAATATCATTTTTTGTATTTTGTTTTTCAATAAGACCGGCAGCTATTTTTTCTGCCTCCGTCTTTGTGTCACTTGAATTGCTGCCTGTACCACCATTACCCGGCGGTGTTGAGCCATTGGCTATCTCTTTCTCTTTAGCCTGGGCAGCGGCAGTTTCTTTATCTGCGATAATCTTTCCAAGAGCGTCATAATCCATGGAACCATCATCCTTAACCACTAGCTTTGCCTGTTCAGTGGAAATCTTGAATTTCTCGGCTGCACTTGTTCTTTGTCTTGCAATTGCCTGTGTCTTTTCCAGCTCAGCTATCTTCTTCTGAGCATCTTCAAGAGCTTTCGCATTTTTTTCTGACTCAGACATACTCTGTCCCTTTAAATCCTCATACTCTTTTTCGATAGCTTTGAGTCTTTCAAGTTCTATGTTGTTCTTATTTGCCTTTGCGTTCGCAGATTGAACGTCTTTACCATTTTCAGCCATGACTTTTTCGATCTGCTCATCGGTCAAACCCATTGATACTAAATCTTCTCTTTTCATTGATTACCTCCGTATGTCTACGTTTTTATACGGTGCAACGCCACCGATTGACATTGCCGTTTTCTACGCTCACGGCACTTGCGAAATTTTGTATAAAAAAAGCAACCACAAACGTGATTGCTAATTTCCGATTATATTGTTGTATTGTTCTTCTGTTATCAGCCCTTTATCACAGGCTTGCTTAACCATTTCAGCATTCCATATATGATAGACTTGATACCATTTTTTTATTTTCTCATACATAGGCTATTCCTCCGTCAGCAGTGTGTTAGTCATCATTGCCGTGTATGTTACTTGTGCGTCTATACGCTCAATATCAGACGGTATTTTGGCTGGTTCATAGCCGTCATACTTCTGAGGATTGTTGTTGATGTCTTGAAGATTAAGACTTTCAACAGGAGCATGAAACTGTGTTCCATCATACTCATAGTATGTATGTGTTTTTGATTGCTTTCCGGGTTCTGCATATTCCTCTGTCTTAACTCTTTCATTAAGACATAAGTACACCCATGCTATTCCTTTGGTATCTATTTTTATAACAACTTCTTGCTGTGGTTCTTCTGCTCTTACTATCATTGCTTACCACCTTTCTTGCTACCTTAAGCAATTCCCAGTTCGCCCTGTCAAGCCAGTTCCAACAATACAAGTAACAAAAGCCCTCTTTAGTTAATTACATATCCAAAACACTGATTATTCTATCCGCAATCAATCTCATGCCAGTATCTCCAGGATGAGTAATCCATTTATCACTTACTATACCAGTAGCACCATTTGGTTTTTCATAAGTCTGACCGCTATATCCTTGATTTTCTGTACCATTCAAATCCGTTATATTGGTTCTTGGAATTCTCCACTTGTTACACACAGATGTAATAGTATCATGTGTTCTTTTATCATTAAACCAACCATCAACCCATATAATTTTTGCTTTAGGTGATTTTATCTTAATTTGTGAAACAAGCCAATCAAGGTTTTTGTTAAATGTTTCTTGCCTTAAATCAGTTGATACATTATCGCTTACTTGCATAATGATTAAATCTAAATCAGTTGTGAATGACTCACTTGCCGGTTTGTTAGTTATTGTATTAGGTGTTGTATTCCAATATGCTTTTGCTTCCGCATCATTTTCAGCTTGTTCAAACTGTGCACCATGACATTTTGTAAATACTGCACTTTTATTTTTATCAAGTATTGACTACTCAACAAGATAAGCATAATCATTTCTTGGACTACTTGCACACATTCCATAAGAACCCATTCCCCAAAGCAAAGAATTACCAACAAATAAAACTTTATTTGGAATAGTTGGTATAGCATAAAAAGAACCATCATTCTGTATGGAAAGAACTGATTTATTCCCATTGGGAGAAACTATTTTATACTCGATGTCTGAGTTATCAGATGTTTCAATCCTGTTGATTTTACTGTTTAGATTTACAATCATCTTCGGTAATCTATCACTGTAAATATCCTGTTTCTCAAGTTCAGACATTTCCCATACGTTAAATAATTCAATATTGATTAATCCCTCTATTGCTGTATCAACATTGTTTCTAAAAATGAAAAACACATCTTTCATATCTTGATGTATTGCCAAATTTGCAAAATCAACAGTAGTAGTATATTCAAAACTACCGTCACTATTCGGTATAATTTTAGGATATACAGTACCACCATAAAATGTTTTTCCATTATTTCTATGGTAACAAGTTAAAAAATCAAGTACAAAATTTGTATTTGTTACACTTCCTTTAATATGTACTTTAACACTGTCTGATGCGCTTACTAGATTCTTTGTAAATACACCGCTATTAGCTGTTTTACAATCAACAACTACCATATTGTTTTTAATAGATACTGTTGAGTTCCAACTCGATAATTCTGATGCATTTGTTAATGTTTCCGTAGGGGTATTTCCAACATGATCATAGTCAGTAACATAATCAGTAACATAATCAGTGACAGATTGCTTAAAACTCAAATAAAGCTTATCTACAATTACTCTTTTTACGATGTTATAAGGGAAAATATTTGTCGTAAGTCCTAACCCTGTAATTGGTTTATTTACTTCTAAGCATACGATATCGCCTTGTTTATTATGGATATTAGTACCGCATAGATACAGATATTTTGCATTATTCGGCATAGTGAACACATATCCATCTGTACCAATTCTGTAATCAGCCAGTTTGCCAACCGTATGGTTATTTGCATCTTTTACATAAGAGAAATTATTACTTCCATAATCCGAAAGTGAATATGTTTTATTCGGCTCGACATCTGCAATAACATAACCATATGTTTCATTATTATATATTCCATCATTTGTCACAAATTTGCCATCAACAAATGTTGTAATACGATTTTTTAGCAAAATAACATTATCTTTGTACTCATCAATATCTTCCTTTAGCGAATCAATAGCGGTTCCTGTTGCTAATGCATCAGCCGGTGTGCCGGCAACTGAAAGGGTATTATCAGTTATAACCTGAACAGGATTCTCCTTAAGATACTGTTCTACAATCTGTTTTATCTGGTCATCGGTAATACCGCCCTTTTTTATTTTCTTGTTGAGTAATGCGTATACGTCCTCTGCATTCATGTGCGCACCTCTCTATTCCTGTTTTATCCAACTCTTGCCGTCAAACTTATATAAGTCTGTTGTGTCTATCATGTAGCACGAACTACCAAGTGACACGTATGTTGGTAGCTTATCTATATCCTTAGACAAAGCGTTATATTCTCTATAATTTCCTTTAGACTCTAATGCGGTAATGCTACCCATATCAGGTACATTATCACCTGGTTCATACACTTGTCCGTCTTGGACTACTGTATATCTAGTCACCATTGTTATTATCTCCGTTGCCAAGATTATCTATTATGTCTTGTGCTTTTTGTTCTTGCTGCTCTGCATTATCTATAGTTAGATATAACTTATCCAAATATTTTTTAGACAGTAAAAATGTCTTTTCTGCGTCTCCCCACAATCCAACAGTCTTGATTGCGACAAGTGGATGTATTCCAGCTTGCAATAGAACAACCAGAGTCTGAGCTTTGGTGTACATATTATCCTGTGGACTATGATTTATCTGCACTGAAAAATCTCTAACCGTCAGTTTTAAATCATCTGCATACAGTCTGATTGCATTAAGCGCAAGTTTGGCAAGCCGTTTTTCTGATGTTGCAACAAGTGGGTCTTTTAACTTTGTTCGTGTCTTGCTAAAATCCCATCCGTTCCTTAACTCGACAGCTCCTTGCGTATCTCCGCCAGTGTTGCCTTGCTTAGTTGGAATTGCGAGGATGGTCTGTACATTATCCCATAAGTCATCTTTGGCAACCTGAGTCTGTGATTGATTAAGTTCTTGCGACATAACATCTACATCAGCGTTGTTGACGCCGTTAGTTGACTTAACAACCAAGGCACCCATTTCTTTCATAGCTTTAAACTTGTCCTTGTCAACGTCGCAATTAACAAACTTAATCCACGACTGCACAAACTGTTCTATGCTATCCATTCTGTTGGATTGCATATTGTTGATTGCATCAAGCATATCTATTACAAGCTCAATATCACTTATTCTTTCGTGATTATTAGGGTACTCAACAATCGGTATATCTCCGTAAGCATGTAATTTCCAGTCTGTAACTGTACTGTTATATATCTTGCACTCATGTGTAGCTGTGTAACACTGCTTGTACCACTTGCCATCACTGTCCTTAAGTTCTGTGACGGCAACCATCGGTTCTTCGGTGTTGCTGTTGTATATGATAAAGGTATTGAGTGGGCAAGGTGTAACAATCCTGAACGGTACATCACCGTTTGGATTAAACTGGATAGCTTTAAATGCTGTACCAGTGGCAGATTGCCATTCGCCAGCCTTTATGTCCTTATCTTGCTTACAAGCGTCTACCATGTAATCATTCAGATCATCAACCGCATTATTGATTGCATCATCATCTTTACGGCTGATATACTGTACCGGTTCTCCGTAAGTTTGTCCAACTTTGAATTGCACAATTTCATATGCATGATTTTCTACGATGTAATTGATTACATCATCACGAATTACTTTAGTTCTATACCTTATTGGTTGGTCGCCTTTGTAATAATTCCATAAGTACTTTATAATTGGCTTATTCCAGTTAAATACTCCTATGCACTCACCGACTACATTCACAATATTATCTGGTGTGATGGTATCTACATTGGTATATGCTATTTTTCTACCATAGTGACCTCTTACAAGGTCTTGCAAATGTAATCTGTTCATGTTAACTCCTACTTCATGAGTTCATTTACTCTCTTTTGAATCTTATCAGGATCATATCCTGCTGCCTTAAGCCTATCGATACGTTCCTGTCCGTTGCCCCAGCGACCAGCAATGACCTCATGTGCAACTGCATTGATGATCTTATCCTGTGTCATCTGTGATGTCTTGACGAGCTTGTTTACTGCAGCCTGTACCTTGTTGTAGTCATAACCAGCTTTGGTCAGTCTGCTCTTGCGATCAACACCGTTGCCCCACTTACCGGCAAGTACTTCCCTTGCGATCGTATTGACACTCTTCTTTACCGGCTTAATAGTGGCAATCTTCACAGCCTTAGTAGCCAGCTTGCGCCATGATGCTGCACTTATGTATGCTTTGTTAAGGTCAAGGCTGCCGTTATAGCCAGGGAGCTTGCCAGCGGATGTGTACTGTCTGAGTAAACAGTTATAAGCTCCCTCGTTCCACGGATGTTTCTGATAACCAGTCTCAATATAGTCTGGGTACTGAGCCACCCACAGGCCGTATTCAGCCTTTTTTACGGCGTTCATAGCACTCTTCTGGATGTAGATAAGCGGTTTGATGCCGGTCTTTTTCTGCACATAACTGCACCACTGCAAGCACCACTCCAGATCCTTGACACCAAATAGATGGTTGTTTCTTGCTTCCCAATCAAGTACGAGGATTGCTTTGCCGATGTACTTCTTGCAGTATGCCAGGAAGTAGTCAGCCTCTTTCTGTGGATCTCCGCCATTTGCATAGTGGTATACTCCCA